TTCCGGGCTCTGGCCTTGGTGCAGGCTTTGCAGTCCGGCCTGTTGGCATAAAACTCAGAGGACGCCTTGATTTCCCGACACTTAGAACAAGTCTTCATGGAGGTAAGTATACCATGGCCGATTGGATCTTTACGACTCCAACCGTCGCCGAGACGCCGTTTGCGTGGTCGGCCCTGATGGAGCGGTTCCGCATGGAGCGAGGAATCTCAATCGTGGAGACCGCTCCCGGCGTGTATGAACAGACGCGGTACGACGCCTACACGAACGAGATTGGGGCAGAGAACCTGCCACCGAACCCGAATGAGAACACTACGTTCTGGCCCGCCCCGAGGGCGGGCCTCAACTACTTCCGTGGTGGCTATGAGCACACGGTGGATGATGCTACGAAGGCGGCGTTGATCGCCGCCGATGTGGATGTCACTGAAGCCAACTTCACACTCATCTCCTGAGGAGAGACATGAGCGATCTTTACAAGAATCCGCAGACCAGCCCTCAGGATGAGAAGCTGGTAGACCGCAACACCGACATGCAGGACTGGGGCGGCTCTCGAATGGAGCCTGCCGGACCGGCGGGGAACACCACGCTGATCAACGGCAACGAGAAGGGCATCCTGGAGACAGGACTCTTCCGGGCCATGGAGCTACACCAGTCCTCCCCGCTCGGCTCCAGCCACTCGGCATACAGGCAGGGGGCGTATGGAGAATCCAACACCGACTGACATCGGCGGCATCAAGATCCCCAAGCCTCAGTCGAACACCTACCAGCGACAGATGGCTGTCGCTTCCGAGAAGGTTCGCGAGGAGACCACCTCGATGAGCCACAACACATTCCGCCCCGACATCTACCGAGTCAGCGAAGGGTACATCTCCTGATGGCAGCGCCGCGAAAGACTACAGCCGAAGAGGCCAAGCCTCTACTCCGCAAGGGTCAGCTCATCAACCTCGACCGAGGTGGACGAACCCTCCAGAACCTTGAGGTTCTCGACTTCGACGACAACTTCCTGAAGCTACGCTGGGACGTTCACGTCTCCCCGCAAACCGAGATCGTTCTCGTGCCCTGGCGTGAAGCCGTGATCGGCCTGGTCGGTGAGCGCTGATGGATAACCGAGTCAAGCATCACCCGCCCAAGAGCGACGAGACGGTGCGCAGGCACCAGGCGGCCCGAGAGGCCGCCAACTCGCTCCTTGAGGCCATCGAGATCCTGTCTTGGGGCCCGAGCCGAGAGTCCTCGCTCGCTGCAACCAAGGTAGAAGAGGCGCTGTTCTGGCTCAATGCAGAGATCGCGAGGAACCAGTGATGTGCAGCTCCTCGTGCCTCACCAAGGATCACAAGACCTGGGGTGAGTGCGTCAGGTCCAAGGGGCTCCAGCTCTCTCCCGCAGTAAACGACGGTTACTCCACGCGCCAACGCGCGTGGGACAGGGAGCTGAACGGATACGAGTCCGCAGTGAAGCAGGGGCTACAGCCCGAAGGGACCAAGCAGCGTCACGTGGACGCTGCATTCAGGGAGGCCGACAGTGTCAGTAACTGACGGAAACCTTGGAGCCGTGAAGGGCTCCGAGCAAAAGGTAGCTATCGATGGAACCTCCTCGACGGCTGCGCCGATACTGGTTCGAGACGCCGCAGGCAGTACGGCGAACATCGCCCTGCCTGGCCCGAATCTGGGAGCCGGTCTCGTGGTGTCAACCGGGGCACTCATATCCAGCACTACACTCTCCGCCGTCTCGGCCACTGGCGCTGGAACTGTGGCGGACTTCGGGTCCGCCAAGGCTCAGATCAGCCTGGCCATCACTGCTGGTGCTGGCGTGTCGGCTGGCGCTGTCGCCCTTGAGGTGAGCCAGGACAATACGAACTGGTTCCGAGGGACTCCGGTCACCCAATCCGCTCCGGGCGTCACTCAGGCTACGATCACCGGAGCCTGGCGCTATGCGCGGGGCAATGTCACCACGGCCATCACTGGAGGCACGGTCTCCGCTACCGTCATGGGGGCCTGATGACTACTAGTGTAAACAACTCGACACCCTCTCACCCTGCAGTCAATCCCGCCTTCCTGGGCGGGTACGTGTTCAGCGAGGATGAGCATCCTGGGGTGGCAGCGGCAGAGAATCACTTAGCCCTGACCAACCCTGTCGGCTCAGGTCGAGTGATCACCCTCAACGGAGTATTTATCAGCCAAGCCAATGTGGCGGCGGTGAGCGCCGCCTCTCCGCTCAGGGGATATCTGGCGGGCAGCGTATCTGGAGGCACCCTCCAGTCCGCCAGTACGATAGGCAAGGTCAGGTCGAACATGCCTGATCCCGTGGGGCAGATCAGGGTGACCGGAGTGACGGCCACCCTCGGGGCGGCCTGGTTCAACTCCCCTCCGCTATTCTCTACCGGCGCCGCTTCGGCGACGTTCGTCCATCAGGTTCCTGCGACGGTCCCGTCCGGCTCGATCACCCTGCTACCAGGAGAGAGTACGGTCATTCGTAGCGAATCCGGCGACACCGATCAGAGGGTCAACATCTCTATCGCCTGGAACGAAACCCTCATCTAAGGAGGCCAAGTGGCTGTTACTTTCAATCAGCTTACTGACAGGGTGAAGCAACAGCTGCTTGGCTACACCCGAGACCAGGCTTCGATCTCTTACATCACTGAGCCTATGCTCGCATCAGACGTCACCTTCCAAGTGGACACTGATACGGTTACCAACATCTCTAGCGGTCTCGTCGAGATCGACGACGAACTCCTCCTGGTCAAGAGCTACGACCGTTCTACCGGAACGGTCACCGTCATGGCGGGAACGAATGGGCGAGGGGTGGAGGGCACGACTGCCGCAACCCACGCTGACAACTCGATCGTCACGGACGATCCGATGTATCCGAGGGCTCGGGTCAAGGAAGCGATCAACGACACGATCAACGCGACCTATCCGGACCTGTTCGTGATCGACGACTACGAGTTCGCCAAGGTGGCCGCACGCTACGAGTACCCTGTCCCCGCTGAGGTGGAGGACGTACTCAAGGTGACGGTCAACACCATCGGGCCTTCGGCCGTATGGTTCCCGCTCAGCTCATGGCGATTCGACCCAGTGGCCAGCACCACGGCTGGCCAGGTCAAGCCTACGCCTACACCGACAGGCAAGACCATCCAGATCATGAGGGACTTCATCGTTCCCGGCAGGAATATCAGGGTCACCTACACCAAGAAGCCGGGCACGCTGACCAGCGGCAGTGACGACTTCGAGACTACGACCGGATACCCCGAGCGCTACGTAGACATGATCACATACGGCGCCTGTTGGCGCCTGCTTCCTGCCTACGAGTCGGCTCGGCTTCAACAGCAGGCCATTGAGTCCACCGAGCGCGCCCCCCTGGTCCCGACTGGCGCTGGGTCGAACGCCTCCAAGTACTACATGGCGCTATATCAGCAGCGCCTCCTCGAAGAGAAGGACAGGCTCCAGCAGCTCTTTACGTCCTACCAGACCTACAACGGTTGATTGGAGAACCATGGCCAACTCTCGATTCTATTCCTCGACGGCCCTCGAAACTACGCTCACCAACTCCATCACGCCCAGTACTACGATCATCCAGGTCGCGGCTACGACCGGCTTCCCCGGCTCACTGCCGTACACCATCGCGATCGACTACGGTGCTGCCGGAATGGAACTGGTGGAGGTCACCAGCGTTGCTGGCCTGAACCTCACGGTCACCCGAGCGGTCGACGGAACTTCGGCAGCCTCTCACAACTCTGGTGCCGCCGTCCGGCACGTCTCCTCTGCCCGCGACTTCACCGAGTCCCGAACGCACGAGGGAACAGGCACTGCGGTACACGGCCTGACTGGTGACGTGGTCGGCACGTCCGACAGTCAGACCCTGACCAACAAGACGATCAATGGTGCCGCCCTCAGCGGCACCTTCTCCGGGTCGCCCACCTTCTCCGGTGCGGTCACCATCAGCGGTGCAGTCACCCTCAGCGGTGGCGGCGCCCTGTCGGGAACCTTTACGGGTTCTCCCACCTTCTCCGGTTCGGTATCCCTGACTGGTGGAGGAACGCTCACCGGCACGTTCGCGGGCACTCGGACCTTCTCGGGTACGTCTACCTTCACCGGCACGATCCAGACCACGAGGTCGGCCACGACCGACGTGGCTCACGGGTCTCAGGTGAGCGGTGACACGTTCGACCGATTCAGGCTCCTGACTGACGGCGGCATGGAGTGGGGTTCCGGTTCGGCGGCACGTGACACCACGCTGCGCCGCAGCGCTGCCGACACCCTCAGGACCGACGACTCGTTCAGCGTGGGCGGTGGCCTTACTGTCACAGGGGCGGCGGCCACTGGAGCCCTGACGGTCACGGGAGCCGTGGCTGCATCCGGAACCGTGTCAGGCGCTATCACCACGACGACCAGTGGCGTGACGTACGCCACCGACTTCAGCGCAGGCAGCATGAACCACCGCAAGGCGGCCAACGTCAACGTGCTGGTCATGGAGATCGTTCGCTCAGGGGCTACTTTCACGCCCGCCAGCACGAGCGGTAACGTCACGCCTGACCTCCTGCTTGCCACCCTCCCCGCAGGGAGCAGGCCGAACGTCAACCTGTACGTCGCCGCGTCGACCGCCATCGGAGATGGTACGGCCAGGGTCGAGACGAACGGCGAGATCTATCTCGTCACCTGGATGGCCGATCCGGTCACCATTACGAATGGCAGTACCATCCGACTCGAAGCTGTCTGGATCGACTGATAGGGGGCCACCATGGTCAACACTCTGGTCAACCCGATCCCTTACGAGATCTCCAGCTACGGCGGCGCCGGTGTCGGCGGAAGCTATTCGCTCTCCGACCTCCGATACGATTACGCCCTTGGCGGCATTCCGTTCCTGTCGGCCACGCAGGACGCGTGGCCCTACACTGAGGGAATGGCGGAGATCAGGAAGCAGCAGTTCGACAGCTTCGCCGAACCTGGCGAGCAGTCGCTGTACGGCTGGTGGCTTCGCTCTCAGTCAACGTTCAACGCTGGCGCCGGTGTCTTGTATCAGGACCCTGACGCTGACAATCAGTTCAACTTCAGGTTCGCCGACTCCCTCGGCGTAGACCCGTGGACGTCTGGCGAGCTGAGTCTACTCAGGCAGCCGGTGAACAGTGGCTCGCTTACGGCGAGCCCTGTTCGGGTTCAGGGCTACGTGGACGGCTCTGGAGTGGACGCCGCGTGGGTGGCCAACGGCACCACGCTCACCAAGTACACAAGTTCTGGGACAACGGCAATCACCAACGGTTCGGCCGGTTCTCTCCTCGATCTGGCTGGTGCTGGCGTGCGCTACCTGGTGCTCATGACTGACGGCGTGTGGAGTCAGGAGAACACTACCACAGCCACGCAGATGTTCACCCTGCCGATCACTCCGACCACGGGCGTGATCGAGTTCGTGAAGGATCGCCTGGCGATCGGCATCGACAACAGGCTCTATCTGGCTCCGATCAACACGGGAGCCACAGTGGCGCTCACCTCGGTAGACACCACCGAGTACATCCATACCGATCCGAACTGGCAGTGGACCTCGATCACCGAGGGGCCTGGCGCTATCTACGCGGCAGGCAGGAACTCCACCCAGTCGGCCATCTTCAAGTTCTCTGTCACCTTCGACGCCGCAGTCGAGACGGTTGTCCCGTCTATCACGGCAGTCATGCCAGGTGGCGAATACGTGAACACGATCTACTCGTATGTGGGGACCTTCGTCGGCATCGCCACTAACCGTGGCTTCCGGGTCGGAGAGCTGGACAATGCCGGTGAGATCAACTACGGGCCACTCCTCTTCGAGCCTGCCGGTGGATGCTCTGGCATCACCGGCTTCGACAGGTTCATGTGGGTAGGCTCTGTGGAGGCACACGACGGCGACTCAGGGCTTTTCAGGGTGGACCTGGGTAATGTCATCCAGGAGCAGACGACAAGGGCTGTACGGTACGCCTACGCCCGCGACGTGTACGCCACCGACAAGGCCGCCTCAGTCTTTCAGGTCACGATGCTGGGGGCATCGGACCGTGTGGTGTTCGCTGTCACCGGAGACTCGGTGTGGATTCAGTCAGCTACCGACCTGTACGTATCAGGCTACCTGACGACTGGCCGCATCCGATTCAACACCGAGGAGCCGAAGCTCTACAAGTTCGTGTCACTCAGGACGCCGACACCCCTTGAGGGTACGGTGGCGTTCTCCGTGATCGACCAGGGCGGTGGCGAGACTTCGTACATCACATACTCGCCATCATTCTCGACGGCTACCGGAGATGTGGCCACGCCGACGCCAGCAGGACGACAGAACTGGATCATCCTCAAGTTCACACTAGGTCGCAACGACTCGGACGCCACTGTCGGCGGCGTCCTGAACGGGTGGCAGGTGAAGGCACTGCCTGGCTCCATTCGCCAGAGGATGATCAATCACACCTTCCTCCTCTTCGACGAAGAGAAGGACAAGGCCGGTCAGCGGACCGGCTACGACGGTT